CAGTTCATCTTCGGTCACTTGGTTTACCTTTCAAGGTTTAACGAGCGAGGCGATCAACTCGGTCAAGCAAGTCAATCGCCTGCGCCCGCTCCGGTCGTTACCTCATCCCCATACGACCTAGAGATTGAATCCACCGCCCAAGCATTTCACTTGGATCGCAATCCCGATTAAGGGGCGTACACGGTCAAGCGTGTCGGTGGAACTGAACAGGATCGATTCTTTCCGTCAGTCCGAGCGCCACCCGAACGGTAAGGAATTGAAGAAACGATCCTGATGCAAAGAACTAATTGAAGGGACTTGTTTCAGGATGACGCCTTAGCGTACCTTCGCTGGAATTGCTTCTCAGCGAGTCCCTTCAAACTCAAGCGGCCTTACGCTTCCAAACGTACTCGGTCATAAAGGCCGCGCATTCTTCCAATTCTTTCTGGATATCCTGCTCCATGCCTGGATAAGCGTAGACAGGCAGTTCGTGGTATTCCTTGATCGTCCAGTCCGTCGCGCTATCCTTGCTCTCGCTGCCCACAAAGACCTTGTAGACAAACTTGTGGCAACCAAACATCATCAGGTAACAACGCCACTGATAAGAGTCTGCGAGGCGTTCAGCGTCGAACCTTCCCGACAGCTTGTAGTCCCCAATCTCGTTGCCGATTACATCCACCACGCCAACCAAAGTGACTTGTCCTAATGGCGTATCGATCAGCATTTCGCCCTTGAGTTCACGCACTGGGGGTATCGACAATTCAATGCTGCCAAGAAACTCAAACGAGAATCCGTCTTGCACCAACTCAACGCCCTCGAACTCGCCAGGCATTGTCTCTAACGCCTTGTGTAACGCGCTGCCGGCCATCATTGCGGGAGAGGGTGGTGATTCCCTGCGTAGCTGCGCCAAACAGCCTTCCAGCGTCACATCTTCGTTGTCGCGGTAACGTCTGAAGCACTCAATGTCTGAGACGCTAATCCTCATGCGGCCACCTTGCTTTCTACTCTTGCGGTTAGTTCAGCAATGAACTGGTCGGCGCCATCCTTTGAAAGCTCGTCAACCTTCACGAAGGCCATCGCAAACAACTCGCCGGCTGCTTCGCCTGGATCTTCTATACCGAGTTCCTTCGTCAACTCGTCAATCTTCGTGATTTGTTTCTTAGTGGCCCCATCCTTCGTAGTCATGGCAAGCGGGTTGAAATCGCTGACATCAAGTTCAGCAGGAGCATCCGCATAGAACATCTTGTCGTCATCCTGCTTCCATCCGTGCGCTTTGCCAGTCTTCAACCACAACCGCCCTACGTTCTCTTTCGACCCATTAGCCAGCTCGCGCACATCAGCAAACAAGGCATTAAGAGCGTCTGGCGTCTCAGCCGAATCAAACCTGATCTGCCATTGAGCCAACAGCGTTGCTTGCTCTTGCTGTGCAGACGTTAGCTTGTTGAGTGATTGCTTGACCTGGGTGATTACGTCGCCAAGAAAGGTGGGATTGTCGGCAGTCTTCGGAACCGGCAACTCACCGAGTTGGCCTGGATTCTTGCCGAATGCTGTATCCGTGGGATTGAAGTTCAGGAAGCGTTGACCGTTGCGGATAAACAAGCGGCCCATAACATCAGCCGCCTTGTAAATCTCATTCTTCGATCCACCCTGTACGTCGATCCGCTCAATCATCTCATCGCCATTCTTCTGCTCGTCACAGTGCGCGAGCATCACAATGTCCAGACCAAAAGAGCGAATCAGTTTTGTAAAGGAAATGAACCGAGACTTGAGTTCGCCAAAACCCTGCAAGGTGAGTGCGCCCCCCGCACGTCCTAGCTTTGGATTCTGACGAATGATGTCAGCCGTGAGCACGTCTAATGCACGTCCGGCAGTGTCGATAACGACCGTCTTGTAAGTCTTGAGATCATCAGGCGAGATGCTGCTTACGTCTTCCCACGATTTAACTTGAACAGTGTCGTGGCGAAGCCCTGCGCGATGTACGCCCTCATCAAAATCAAGCAGTAATGGCTTCTCTGCTGTGAAAGCGAGCGTGGTTTTCCCCGTACCTGGGGGAGAATAAATAACTAGAACTAATCGTTCGACCGTAATAGGGTCGGTTGCTTTTGTGACTCGTAGCATTTCTGTTGTCCTTTCAGTTTGCTAGGTTTCAAATTTAGGTTTAACTACTCAGTGCGCTACTCACGCAAACTTCACCAAGAGATACCCCACTAACGTAGCCATTAAGACTAGCCAGATAGTCAACCCAACTATTGAAGGAGTGAGAGACCTGCGGGGTACGTAGTGGTCGTTCGCTCGTGCCGCTGACGCGATCTGTCGCTCATTGGGCGCGTATACCTCAAAGCCACTGGTGGACATCCCGCTCGGGTGCGTGACTATCTGGACGAAGTACTTTTTCTCTCGCTGTTCCATAGCCGTCTCCGTTGTGAGTAGCCCCATTGCCCAATGAGGCTCCCCCACGTAACCGTTTCGTTAGATATTCACAATGCGCGTTTTCAGAAAAGAGGTTTACATTCCACCCTTCACGCCGCCGCGACTTCCGGGTAACGCTTCGCTAAGTCCTTAATCATGCGAGCGCCCCCGTCGCGCAGAAGTTGAGAAACGGGAATGCCAGTCACCTCAGCCGCTTTACGTAGTTTTCGGGCGAGTTCGACATCGCTCGGAACTTCCGGTCGAATCCGAAACATCAGCAAGTCACGCGTTGTGGTTTTCTTTTTATTCATAGTTTCAAATCTAGACGTTATCTAGACGAGAGCAACTTATATCACGACTCGTCTAGACGTTGTCAAGAACATTCTTCGTCTAGACCTTGTGTAGAGGTGAAATATGAATATGCTGACCTTCGTGGCCGATACAAAGGAACGATTACTTACAGTGCGTCTCTCACCAGAAGACCATCGGGACTACAAAATCGCGGCTAAACTGCGCGGCGGCACAATGTCCAACCTTGTGCACATGTTTTGTATCCGAGTGATTCGAGAAGAGAAGGAAAGAAACTCAGAGGCGTTCAGTAAAAAGCGGAACGAATACGAGCGCCCCGTCGTGAAAGCTAGGCTGACGCGGCCCAAGGCGAAAGCAAAACAATCCAAAGGGTAATCAAAAGGGTAAATGCATTTTTCTAAGGCTCCCTCCCCAATAGAGCCATCTCAATTTAGGCTACCTCTATTCTCTATGCCTGTAAGCGCAGGGTTCCCCGTCCCCGCAGACGATTACGTGGAAGAGACGATTGACCTGTCTAAGCTACTGGTCAAACGACCCGCTTCCACCTTCTTCGTGAGGGTCGAAGGTGACAGCATGGTTGACGCCTCTATCCAGCCGGGCGATCTCCTGGTTGTCGATCGCTCGGTCGAGCCCCGACACAAAGATACGGTGATCGCCATCGTTGATGGGGAGTTCACCGTCAAGCAGCTATGCAAGCGCCCTCACCTACGCCTTATATCCCGTAATGCAAATCAAATCACCGAGATAGACGAACCGTTCCAAGTCTGGGGCGTCGTCCTCTGGGTCGTCCATAAAGCCCGCTAAAATAATTCCATAAAAGTGCGTCTCGGGTATTTACTTTGTCTAGACACGTCTGTATACTCTTCTGTCTAGACGTTAGCTAGACGGAACAGCAACGCAGACGAAACGAAGGAGACAGAGATGAGTACCACCTACGAAGACGAAGTTGAAGAAGTTAAGGAAGAGACAGACGAGCAGTTTGAGGCTTGTGCTCACTGTGGGGCTGAGGGAGTCGCTACATTCCCTGTTTCTGATAATGACGAAAGCGTCGGCTACTACAGCACGATCTTCGTTTGCGCGAGGTGTTCATGATTAGCGAACAAGTCCAAAAGACCGCGGTTTACTTTCGCGGTGTTGCTCTCTATCCCGTCAACAAATGTATGACGTGCGGGGTCGAGGACGATCCTGATGGCTACTGGAGTGAAGATCGGGACGGCGACAGGATATGTCGAACGTGTGAGAAGGAGAATCAATGAACAGTTTACAAGTACCACCTTATTGCGGAAGCCAGTTGAGATCGCTGGCAGAAGTTGAGAGCGAAACTAACGCCGCTGAGGAAGACGAGTCGCCCCAAGATCGTGCTGTAAGACTAATACTCGCCTCTGGTAGCGATACAGAAACAATGGTCAGGTTCGCTTATCTCATGGGACGGTTTGAGAGTGCGGCACTGAACTTTGACGATGTTCTAGAGAATGTGAGGGAGAGACGATAAGTGGTCATGGCAATCAGTCGTCAACAAATCAAGTCAGCCAGCGACGAAGTAAAGAAGCGCGGACGGACGTTTGAATGCCATGAAATAGGTCAGTGGGTGTCCGTTGGTACGGAACCGGATAAAGAAGATCGGGGCGTCCACTTTGAAGGCTTAAAGATCGAATGTTTCTCGCTGGATACTGGAGAGCAATGCCCCGCGAATGTTTTCGGAGTCGTCTGCGCTCATGCGTGGAGTGCTCAGAGACGCAGGACTATTAACGCGAAACGAAGAAGAACTCTCGAAAGAAGGAGATCGCAAGCCGCGTGAACGATCTCACCTACACAACCCATTCATCCAAGCCACGCAAACAGCAAATGAAGCGTGGGACTTTGAAGCGTGGATCGAAGAGGTTGCGCCCGATTCGAAAAGTGGAGCAGGGAAGCGAAGCCTGGTTGAAACAAAAACTCACCATCGCGTTCAGCAAGTGGATACGCAAGCGCGATCCGTTCTGCTACTGCGGTGCGCCGAGTGAAGTTGTCGGGCATTACTTCTGCCGCTGGATGCCCTCAGTTGAGTATCACGAAGATAACGCTTTGGGAAGCTGTAACCGCTGCAATGAAATCCACATTACGAACAAGACTCCGATGCGCGAAGCGGTGATTAGAAGGATTGGGCCGGACAGATACGCAGACCTTGAGCGACTAGCCCACGAGCAAACGAAACTTACATTTGAAGATTTAGAAATGTTGGCTGAACTCTACAAGCCGAAGGAGAGGGAATGAGGCATGTACATATCGACGGTAAGCCTAAGCAGCGAGATCGCAAACTCTTAGAGAAGTGCCTTCACTGTGACGCGCCCGCTGGCGAGCCTTGTTTCAATGAATACGCGGAACAGTATTGGTGCCCGTCCGACGACTGCGATCAAATGTACGAAACAGCACGAGACGCGATGAATTGCGTGATGCACAGAAGGAGTTAGTTACATGACTAAGGCAGACATCAATGCAGAGTCTATAGCAGCACTGCTGGAGAAGATTACGCAGGGAGAGTGGAAGCGTGATCCTTACGACCGCGCAACGAGGCAGATCATTGCTGTGGGCAACGAGGTTGTGGTCTACCATCAAGAGCACCCTCGTCAAATAGATAACCGTAACCGCGTGATTTCTAACTTTGAATTCATCGCCGCCGCACCGGACATTGCCAGAGCGTACCTTGAACTCAGTAAAGAGAACGAACGGTTGGAAAATGAGATTGTTGAAATGCTCGCAGGGGAGGACATCTAAGCCGTGACAGACATCAATGCAGTACCTAACGATGAAGATAGAGCAGCAGCGCGGGCGATAGTCACGTATTGGTACAGCAACACTTGGGACATGATAGACCCGCTTGTTGACACTATCTCAGTCGCTCTAGCAGCAGAGCGAGCAAAGTCGAGCGAGTTCTATTGTCATTACCTAGCGCGTGCCTACGAAGCAGAGAAGCGCGACACGTCTTACGAAGAAGGCGAGTTGCTAACTGAAGTCATGCGCGAAGTCAATCAAGTGTTGGGCTTCGCTGGTTACGAACCAGACAGCAAGGAACGAACGGAACTAATCAAGAAGG